ACGGACGCACTCACTCCAGGGACCCGCGTCGTCGTCAACTCCGGGCACCTGAACGGGCAGACCGGGACCGTCATCGCCATGGCCGCGACGTTGCTCAACGGTCACGACGTGTGCGTCGAGATGGAGCCAGACGCAGGGATCCACGACGAACGTTGGCCTCTGTGCTTCTACTGGCACGAACTCACGGTGATGAAATGAGGCGCCTCTGGGGACTGCTCAAGGCCTGGCACACCGCCGCCCTGGGCGAGTACATGGCCAAGCACCGCACCCAGCACGAGTCCGGCGCAGTGACGACCAAGAGGCCCACATGACCACCCCGAAGCCTCCGGAGCGTCAGTTCCCGCCACGCTGCCCCGACTGCCAGCGCCTCCTGGCCTACACTGGCAAACCCCACTGCCCTGAGACCAACCAGGTCTGTGACTGGTTGCGTTGCACGTGCGGTGCGGCCATCGCGCAGACCGGGTCCTGGACTCATGGTGACCGTAGGGGTGACGCAGCATGAGCTACGATCTCGCGCTCGAACCGCCTCGCGTCCGCGAGCTCTCTGATGAGGTTGAGACCTTGTGCCTGGGCACCTACCCGCAGACCAGCACGAATGACGCCTACGAGTGCGATGGCCGGCTGGTCTGCCACCTCTGCGACGGCGTGGTCTGCACCGACCACGACGACGTCGCCGACTGCGGAGACGGCCCAGCACACCAGGCGTGCCACCAGCAAGGGTGCGCCAACCTGGGCTGCGAACAAGACCGGGCCGACGACGCGCTCCTGGAACGGGACGGCGACTGATGACCGCCAACAACGGCATGTGGGTGGTCGCCAGCACCCTCCAAGGCGGCGGGACGATCGACGAGATCGACGGCCCGTTCTGGACTGAAGCCGAGGCGGAGGCTTGGGCCAAGAAGCAGCGAGAGAAGTTCCATTGGCGCCACGACCTGTTCCAGGTCTACCTGCTCACGGGTGACTACTCATGAGCCCGTCCACGAACACCCCACAAGCCGCGTTCCGGCGCCCCAACCCTGGCACCTACACGTGCATGGTGTGCGTGCCCAACGTGTCCGACAAGGGCGGACAACGCGAGTTTGCAGCTCACTATCAGCGCGAGCACCTGGTCACCAGGAAGGCTCCCTGATGCCATCCCAGCCGCGCGCCAAAGTCCGCCCCGACGGCACCTGCACCAAATGCGACCTCACCCACCCCAAATGCGTCGCCCACAACAACCGCCACCTGCCCTGCGGTCGACCCGCGATGCGCGGCCAGAAGGTGTGCGCAACCCACGGCGGGCGAGCCGTCGACGCCAAGAGGAAAGCCGCTGGCCGCATCGCCGCTGCTGAGGCCGACGCCGCCAAGGTCCGTGCCTGCAAGACCCTCGGGGTTCGCTTCGACGGCCTGAACATCTCCCCCACCGAAGCCCTCCTCGAAGAGGTCACCTGGACCTACGTCCACGTCCAGTGGCTACGCTCCAAAGTCCAGGAGCTCGAAGTGCAGGCCTCCCAGGACACCGTCATCACCGGCGACGAGGACGGTGAGCCGGTCACCGTTGCCCGACCCGGCGGCCACGCCCTCATCTGGGGACAGGTCGAGTTCAAGTCCAAGACCGGCGGCGACGACTGGGGCAAAACCACCGTCGACCGCGCCGGACCCAACGCCTGGTACGAGCTGTACTCCCGCGAACGTGACCGCCTCATCAAGGTCTGCTCCGAGGCGATCCGGGCCGGCATCGAAGAACGCCGCGTCCAGTTGGCCGAGCAGCAGGGCGCCCTGGTCGCTGAGGCCATCCGCCGGATCCTCGACGACCTGAACCTGTCCCCCGAGCAGCTCTCCCAGGTCGCCACCGTCGTGCCCCGTCATCTACGCGCCATCGCAGGAGGTACAGCGTGAAGCCCTACTACGCCGACGACACCGTGACGCTCTACCACGGCGACTGGCGCGAACTCATCCCCGCCGACCTCACAGCCGACCTGATACTGACCGACCCGCCATATGGCGAGACATCGCTTAGCTGGGACGTGTGGCCCAAGGGCTGGCCGTCGATCGCCGCGCAGTACTCCCGCTCGATGTGGTGCTTCGGGTCGATGCGCATGTTCCTCGATCGACGCGACGACTTCGGCGCATGGAAACTCTCGCAGGATGTCGTCTGGGAGAAGCACAACGGCTCGTCGCTCGCTGCGGACCGATTCACCCGCGTTCACGAGAACGCCCTGCACTGGTATCGCGGCCCATGGGCCGACATCCACCACGAGACCCCCACGACGAACGAGGCCACCGCGCGCGCCGTCCGTCGCAAGGCTAAGCCCGCGCACCACCAGGGCAAACAGGGACCGTCGTACTTCGTCTCTGAGGACGGCGGACCGCGCAAGATGCGGTCCGTCATGTTCGCCCGATCCATGCACGGCCGCGCGATCAACGAGACAGAGAAGCCCGTCCCACTCCTCGAGCCGCTGATCACCTACGGCTGCCCACGGGGGGGGGTGGTCCTGGATCTGTTCGCAGGTTCGGCGGCCACCCTCATCGCTGCACGAAACGTCGGGCGGCTCGCGATCGGCTTCGAGATGCGTGAAAGCCAGTGCGAGGCCGCAGCCAAGAGGCTGAGCCAAGGCGTCCTCGATCTGGGGAACGCGTCATGACGCGGCTGGAGTAGCCCTGTCCACCGGATTCCTTGAAGCCGCAGCCCGCATGTTCGACCCGAACTGGCGGGCTGCTTACGCGACCCCCGGGGACCTCGCCGTCAAGCTCGACCCGCGCACCATCCAAACCCCCGCCTTGGATCTGATCGACGCCGCACTCGTCGAAGCTGCCACCACGCCTGACGCGCGGCTGATCATCTGCATGCCCCCCCAGGAGGGCAAGTCGTTCCGGTGTTCCAGGTGGTTCCCGCTGTGGCTGCTGCACCGCAACCCCGACACTCGCATCGCGATCATCTCCTACGAGTCCAACATCGCCAGGCGTTGGGGCCGCGCCGTCCGCGACACCATCACCCAGCACGGCAAAGCCCTAGGGCTCAGAATCCGCGACGACCTCGCCGCCCAGCACGAATGGCAGCTCGACGGCCACGACGGCGGCGTGTACACCGCCGGCATCGGTGGCGCACTCACCGGCCGACCAGTGGATCTGCTGATCATCGACGACCCGATCAAGGACCGGGCTGACGCGGACTCCCCGACGATCCGGCAGAACGTGATCGACTGGTGGACTGACACCGGATCCACGCGTCTCGCCCCCGGCGCCCCCGTCGTCCTGATCCAAACCAGGTGGCACCCCGACGACCTCGCCGGGTGGCTCCTCAAGCAGGAGGACGCGCACCGGTGGAAGCTCATCAGCATCCCCGCCCAGGCTGAGGCCCTGGACCCGGCCGACGACCCACTCGGCCGGCAACTCGGGGAGTTCATGGCCTCCGCGCGCCGGCGCACCGTGGCGCAGTGGGAGAAGATCAAGGCCGCACTGCCTGCCCGGACGTGGGCTGCGCTGTACCAGCAGCGACCCACCCCCGCCGAGGGCACAGTGTGGCAGGAGTCGTGGATCAGCGCGTTCCGGGGCCGCACCGGCGACGCCATGCACAAGTGGGTCAGCGTGCTGGTTGGTGTCGACCCCGCCGTCACGTCCAAGACGTCCAGTGATGAGACGGGCATCGTGGTGACCGCGATGGACACCGAAGGCACCGGCTGGGTCGTCGACGACCGGTCCCTGCGCGGCACACCGACCGAGTGGGGGTGCGCGGTCTGGCATGCGGTCTTCGACTGGGGTGGCACCGGGATCGTCATCGAGGACAACCAGGGCGGCGAGATGGTCCTGACCGTCCTGCAGACCTCCTGGCAGACCGCGATCGCGTCATACCGCAAGCTCCACCCGTCCTGGCAGCCGTCCCTGGCCCCACCGATCACCCGCGTCCACGCCTCCCGTTCCAAGCGGATCCGGGCCGAGTCTGTGGCTGCGATCTACGAGGTCGGCAAGGTCCGCCACGCCGCCGACGGCACCACCCGCCTCGCCGCCCTCGAGGACCAGATGACGGCCTGGACCGGGGTCGGTGACTCCCCGGACCGCATCGACGCCCTGGTCCACGCGCTGACCGCGTTGTTCTTGCCGAAGCATGCCGATGCGGGGGTTGGTGCTGCCCGTCAGCAGGCTGCGACCCGACGTCGTGCGGCCGGACGTAGGTAAAGTTTTACCCATTTCGCGCACGGCGGACGCCTGCGTGTGGTGCCCTACGTGGCATGGCTATGAAGAAATGCAAGGACTGCGGCACTGAGGTGTCGGCCAAGGCTGAGACCTGCCCGAAGTGCGGGCGTGGCCGACCAGGTGGCGGGGTGAGCTCCACGGTAGTGCTCGTCACAGTGTTGGTGGCCTTGGCCCTGTTCGCATTCATGTTCGTGCGGGCACAGCAGGTCAACAAGGAGCTGAAGGGAAACGCCTTGGGATCGGTTGCCGCGCGGTCGAGCTACTAGAAGGGGCTCTCGGGCTACGGTGTCCCTGTGGCGTGCCACACGCCACAACGACGACGGAGGCCCTGTTGCGCACGTTTCTTCACGACCAGTGGTCGCCCCTCTCGCACATCACTGACCTCGGCGACGGCCATGACGGCATCGGCCGCCCGCTGTACGTCGCGCAGTGGGTGGACGACGTCGACGCCCGCCGGCTCACCGCGTACCGGATCCTGTCGGCCTACGTGGACAACGTGCGGCGCTTCTACCTTCCCGCCGCGATGTGGGGCGTCCAGGGTGGGCTGGAGGTCGACTCGTTCGGGCGCCTCCCCTCAAGCTCAGACCCGTCTGAGGCGGCGAAGATGCGCGAGTACGGCCACGCCGGGCTGATCTGCGACGCCACCCGGGCCCTGGTGTTGGGTGAGGACCAGACCATCGTGGTCACTGACCCCACCCAGGAAGGCGACACCGAGAACCCAGCGACCGTCAAGGTGCGGGACTGGCTCGAGGCCTGGGCTACCAAGGAACGCCTCGTCGGCAAGCTCCTAACCGGCGAAGAGAACACCATCACCGACGGCGACGGCGTGTACGTCCTGGGCTGGTCAGCAGGTGCGGGCCGTCCCCGCCTGAAGGTCTACGACCCGGGGTTCTACTTCCCTGACCTCCTCGCAGCTGACACCACGGAGTACGCCGACTGGGACGACGACGACTTCCCGCCCGTCGTGCACCTGGCGTGGGAGACCGAGCAGCCCGACGGCAGGTCCATCTTGCGCCGCACCACCTGGCGCATGGTCAAACTTGACCAGGCCGTGTCCGCCCCGTGGGGTGGCACCCGCGAGTGGACGTGTGTCATGGAGGTCATCGAGGTCCCCACCGACCGGTTGCAGCAGGGTTGGACGATCTACACCATCCCGGCAGACGCGGCCGCCGTCACTGTGGTCAAGGTGGCCACGGACCTGCAGGTCGACTTCATGCCGGTCGTGCACGTGCCCAACGACGAACCCGGTGGTCGGCACTTCGGGCGTTCGACGTTGATGCGGGTCGCGATGATCCTGGATGACCTGATGGGCGCCGACACGGACCTGTCGATCTCCTCCGAGCTGTCTGCGCCGACGGCCACGGTGGTCAAGGGTGCCGGGTCCCCGGTCCTTGATGGTGGGCCGGGCGCGCAGTGGAACCTGCCCGTGGGTGCCTCCGCTGACCAGGTCGACACCAGCAAGTCCCTGGATGCGCAGCTGAAGTACTCCACCCACCTGATGGAGACGTTGGCCCAGAACACCCGCCTGGCCCTGGTCTTGCTCGGCCGGGTCGACGTGGCCGCCGCACCCTCCGGTTACGCCCTCGAGCTCGGCTTCGCACCCACCTCGGCTTTGGTCCGCGATCTGCGGAACGTGCGCGGGGTGAAGTACCCGCTGATCCTGAAGTTCGCCCTGCGCCTGACCCAGGTCAACGACCCCACCCAGATCCCCGCCGGGCCAACACCCGACCTGGGCATCGACCTGGGTGCCGCACTACCTGCGGATCTGCCCGCGGCGATCGCCGCCGTGAAGGACCTGCTGCCGATCCGGGCCATCTCCACCCCCACCGCGGTGCGGATGCTGATGCGCGCCGGTCTGCCGATCGAGGACGCGACCGCTGAGGTCGACGCGATCGCGGCTGAGGCGTTGGCCGGCGGTCACATCCTGCCGCCACCTCCTGTGGTGCCTCCTGTGGTGCCTCCTGTGGTCGTCCCACCGGCCGCGTGATCGGCGCGTCGTGGCGTGTCACATCCCACGCGACACACGCACCCTCTAGCGTGAGCCAATGAACAGCCCCGCATGCGCACCGGCGTGCAAGGGCAGACCGACAACGATCTTGGAGGCAACGTGCTCAAGGGCATGAAGCGGAACCGCGGCAAGTACCACCCGTATGCCGGGCTGGCCTTTGGCATGCTCTGCAACGCGCCCGAAGATGACGGCGGCGCTGGTGGTGGAGGCGGCGACGCGGCCGCCCAAGCTGCTGCTGCTGCTGCTGCACAGGCCGCCGCCGCCGACAAGAAGTTCACCCAGGACGACCTGACTCGCATCGCCACCGCAGAGTCCGCCAAGGGCAAGAGGGCCGGGGCTGCTGAGGTTGCCGCCGAGCTCGGCATGACTGTCGCTGAGGCCAAGGCCCTGATCGCCACCGCCACCGCCGCCCAAGAGGCAGCCAAGACTGAGGCCCAGAAGGCCACCGACCTCGCGGCCGCAGCCAAGACCGCCTCCGACGCGCTGGGCGTGACCGCCGCGGCCACGATCCTGGCGTCCAAGGTCACCCGGGCGCTGCTGATCGCCGGTATCGCCCCGCAGGTCGACGGCAAGGACAACCCGCAGCTGGCTCTTGCGGCCCGCCTGGTCGACGTGCCAGCTGACGCCGACGACGCGGCGATCACCGCGGCGATCGAGGCCGTGAAGGTTGCCGCCCCGACATTCTTCGCACCAGTCGTCCCCAAGGAAGACACCGTCCCAGGTAAGGGACCCAACCAGACCCGCGCTCCCGGCTCCACGTTCGGTGCCAAAGGCGCAGCGGAAGCCCTCAAACGCTTCCCACCCGCCAAGGTCGCCTAGACCCCACGCACGCACCACGGCCACCCCGCAGCCGTAATAC